TTATACTTGTTGGCATTGCTTTTGGATTAATGGTCTGGTGGGTTTTGTATTTAAGGAATTTAAAATGACATACACTATGGAAAAAATATTAGCATGGAAGCTACTGCCTAGAGCTATGATGGCAGTGATGACATGGATGTATATCGAGGTGTTGTTCTGGTTTATGAACTTGTCTGTTGATGCTATGACATCACAGGCTACAGCCCTTACAGCTACAGTTACAGGTGCAATGACAGGTGCATTTGCGGTCTGGTTAGGACATGAAAAATGATACAGTTACTAGGCGTTGTAGGTAATCTTGCTCAAACATTTCTTGAGGGAAAGGTAGAGAAAGAAAAAGCCAAGTCAGAGATTATGAAGACTGCGGCACAGCATGATAGCAAGTGGGAGCTTATCATGGCTGAGTCTACAAAGAATAGCTGGAAAGATGAGATTATAACTATAGTTGTTCTTGCTCCGTGTGTTATGGCTTGGATAGACCCTGACCTTGCCAAGCGTGGCTTTGATGTTATTGCTGAGTTACCTGATTGGTATCAGAATATATTGTATGTTACTATTCTGGCTGGTCTTGGATTAAAAGGCTTGGATAGATTTAGGAAACGATAATGAAACTATCACCACATTTTAGTTTAGAAGAAATGGTTAAGAGCCAAACGGCTTTGCGTAAAGGCATACCTAATAAGCCCTCAGAAGCTCATATAGAAGCATTAGCTCTTTTGTGTACTAACATACTAGAACCAGTAAGAACGCAATACGGCATACCTTTTAGCCCCAGCAGTGGGTATCGTAGCGCAGAGTTGTGCATATCCATAGGCAGTGGTGTCAATTCACAGCACACAAAGGGTGAGGCGGTTGACTTTGAAGTGCCAAGTATTTCTAACTTAGAAGTTGCTGGCTGGATAGTTGGTAATTTAGATTTTGACCAGCTAATTCTTGAGCATTATGAGGGTGGCAATACTGGCTGGATACATTGTAGCTACAAAGCAGAAGGCAATCGTAAAGAGGTTCTTACTTACGATAGAATAAACAAGTATCGCAAAGGTTTGGTTACTTAGATTTTCTTCGTTTCATTGAGTGGCGTACTGCTTTGTCAATAAAGGTTGGGCCATTTCTTCTTTGGTCTGTCCTGTATTTGTCAAAGTAAAACACTCTGTCTCTTGCGTTCTTTAGATACAAACTAAATTCATAGGGTGTCATTTGAGACGCTAGGGTTTTTTTCTGGCTCAACATCTACTGCCTCATGTTCAATTATTTTATACTTGCGGATAACACTTTTGTTTTTGTCCATTCTGTTAATTGCTAGTTGCTTTGCTTCTTCTGCATCTACAGCTAAAACAGAAACCTCTCTTTCGATAGTTGTTTCTACATAGACAGTGTATCTTACAGCTTTGTATTTGTATTTTGTTACTGTGTTTTTCATAGCATCACCTATAGAAAAAGGCGCATCAGTGGGAACGACTTAAACTGATGCGCCTCGGCTTGGAAAGGAGAACTACTTCGAAACCAAGCCTATGTTAGAATGGTATTTCATCAATTGGTTCTGCTTTAGTTTCTGGTTCTATAACAGTGTCTTTGTTTAATCTTTCTGACATTTGCATTGTCATGTAAGGCTTACTATCTTTCATACCTTTCCATCCAGCAATGCGCCAATTTGAATGTATGCCATCAAGCGGCCCTGAATAATCAGGTGCTTTGTCGTTACCATTTTTATCGTTGTCAAACATTACACCAATCTTTTGGTAAATCTCAATACGTTTTTCACCAGACTTTGATTCGGCTAATATGAGTGCAACGTTATGGTCATCGCCATACATATTTAATTTACCTTGTAAGATAAACTTTTGTTCAGGGAATGGCTGGAAGGCCGCGCCTCTGTTTGTGTTATCATATTCAGTCATTAGAAATTCTCCGTGTGTAGTTTATAAGATGCTCTTCCGTTTCTTCTTCTTTTTGTTTCGATTGTATAGCCAGCTTTTCTAGCTAGTTTGATGTATGTAATTACTGACCCCTCAGTTATTTTCAAAGACTTTGCAAGTTGGTCAATTCTTTTGAATTTGTTTTTAATTAGGGGTAACAGTGCATGATAATACTCATGCTTTTGTCTTGGCGTTTTAATTGCAGGATTATAAATTCTGGCTGATTGATTATGGCTTTGCATCTTCTTGCCATATTTCATTACCTCATTCATTATCCAAATGATACGCTCTTGCTTGTGTTTGATTTCTTCTATGTCTTTTTTGATTTGTTTGATTGCTCCAAACATTACCAGCCTCCCTTATCTTTTTTGCCACTGTCTGCGGCATATTTGTTGCCATCCATTTCGCCCAAGAATACATCAGCGTTAAAGCCTAGATGTGATAGGGCTTTGGTTAGGCCATCAGTGATAGCCATCTTAGGTGCGTCTTCTGCAATGCGTCCCTTACTTGCATTGTAGAATGTACGACAGCCTGAGAATGGGCCAAATTCATTTTCACGTGAAACAGTCCAGATAGAAACGTCTGCAATTACAGCAGTGTCACCACCTGACAGATTGATAAACCGTGTTTCGTTTCTCCATCCCCAGCCCTGACCAACAGGGCCGAACTGTTCTGTTGCACAGCGCACCTGATATTGTGGGTCAATTGCTGTGAACGAACGTTGACCAAACGATACCTTCTTTAGATATTGTTTGTCTGATTTGGATACAGCGTTCCAAAGTTTCATATTGTCTGACATCTAGTTCTCCTTTGTTGTTATGCGTAACGAGCCACGCTTGTCACGCTTGATTGTAAGCAAGTCGCAATATACTTCTCGCTCATCATCAGATACCATAGCTTTTAGGTCTGACTTTGCAGACTCAAAAGACTTTGCTGATTGTTCTTGCTCAATGTAATCATGGCAACGAGAGATAAACTCGTTGTCACTTGAGGCATCCCTGCGTGTCATGCCATCTACAGGAATCTTATCTATAGATATTGGTGCTACTTGGTCATCACCGAAAGGGCGAGTGTCTGCTTTAACATGACCCCAAAACTCTTTGAGATGTACCTGCATCTTGTGGATGTAATCCCAATCCTTTTTGATATAAACAGATTCCCATCTGCGATTGCCAAAGATTACAGATAGATAGCATCCATCCTTAACGCCAATCCATAAGTAGAATTGTATCTGCGGCATATACATAGTAAGGCAACCTTCCATAGTGTTGCGTTCGTATGTATGCTTTGCCTCTACAATTTCATGTGTGTTGTGTATGCAAGCATCAACAGTACCCTTACATGGTACGCCTTCCCAGTTCATCTCAAATGTTCTTTGCTTACTGAGCAGGTCTAGCCCTTGCTCTGTTGCATTGAGTTCATTATCTGCAAACCATTGTAGATTGAAATCTTCTGTGTGTGTGCCGAGTTGTACCGCAAGATGATTTGATAAATCTTCTGGCTGGGTGCGGCCAGTCTTTTCTTCCCATAGTGATACCCAATCACCATCCATGATGCGCCTCATATCTGAGCCGCCAATAAAGCCTTGTCTATTCATGTGTAGTTCTCCTTATGTTGCACAGGTGACGAGAAGGTATCCACTAATGTAAACACTGCGGTTTACAACAGTCCTGAACGAACCGCCACCTGTTCTTTTGTTGTACTGCAACTATGCAGTAATGTCAACACGCTTTTTGTGAAGCGCATCTAACAGTAGCTGACGCTTGCGTACACGCCAGCCAATGTGTTCGTAAAACTCTGCGTATGATGGCCAGAACTTTGCAGATTCAGATACTCTCTTGATTGCACGTTGCACAATGTCTGCTGGATAATCTGATAACTGCATTGCTAGGCTTCTCATGCGTAGTGAGTGGTCTTCTGGTGTCTCGCCTGAGGGTTTGACCACCAGCGTAGCTAACAAAGCCAGCTGGCTCTCGATGGCCTCCACCGACAACGGGGTCATCGAAGCCAGCACAGCTTTGATTGCTTGCTCTACTTGTTCAACTGAATCTGCTTCTATCTTGAAACCAGAAACAAGTATATCAGTGCCGTGGTCTGTAAACCTAGTGCGTGATATCTCATTGACTGTGTAGCCTAGTATTGATTCGACCGAAGTAACTAGCCTTTTGTCCACCTGCATTGGGTCGCCTATCTCTAGTAATCTGGCCACCGATTGTTTTCGCTGTTCCGAACTTAACTGAATTTCGTATCCAGTTTCGGTAGGCTTTGTCGATGTCGATGAACGTTGTGCCTTTTGATTGATGGTGGTCACGGAACTGATTGGCTTCAAAGTCATGGTCAAATTCCTCTTTCATAATTGTATCTATAGAAAAGCGCAGGTCATCAGATGGCATCCACTCATCTGGAACTTGTTTGCGCCTAACAACTTTATTGTTATTACTGGTTACTGATAGGTTAGTGTCGCTCTCTGCAACAGTGGTGTCGCACTCTGCGACAGTTGGGAATATAGTATAAAGCGTTGACCGTCTGCTGTTACCACGTTCTCTAATTACAAGGCCATGCTCCTCTAGCCAGTTTAGTTTTCTAGCTACAGTTGCTTTGTTCATTTGTGTGCGGTCAGCAAGACGTTCGAGGCTAGGCCAGCATTGGCCTGTCTCTTCGTTGGCGTGGTCTGCTAGTACAACTAGTAGCCACTTGGCATAGCAATCAGGTATATCAGCTTTGATTGCCCTCGCCATTAGTATGAATGACATTGCAGTTCTCCTTGAGTAATGGTGCAATATGTTTTTCAAACACATCTGCATCAAACATTATAATAGTTTTTGGTTCGCCTGTCCTACGTTTGTAGATTAAAGCGTCACGCATTACAGTGAATGGGTTAGGAAAGCCAGACTTATCACGGTACTTTACTTCCGTTACCATTCTGTGTCCTCCGATTTGCCAGACGATATCCCCTGAATACTCTCCTCCCAGCGACCCTGAGAGTGGTTGCCTCTTGGCTTTGAACCCCATTGCTTGTAACCACTGGGTGATTTTTCGCTCGTGATAGTTTCCTTTGTTGCGACTCTTTGAAGCCACCAATCCCTCCCTCTTTCCATGCAATCAAGGCATATTATGTGGTAAGTTGCTGGTTCTATAGATGCAAGAATACAAGTAAACCAGAGTTTCGTTTGGTCACATGAATCACAAAGGGCTGGCTTGCCTACTTTATCGTTAAGTTTTTTTCTTATGGATTTTGATTTGTAAGCCAAGAGCGTCTAACCAACAGCTAAATAAGAAACCCGAAGGCACTCGTTTGTACTGTTCCCATTTGTGAATTAAAGATTTGGCGCACCCGATACGATGCGCCAGTTCTTCTTGTGATATTTTCTGCCTCTCTCTGTGAGACACCAGTTCATTAATGATTGCCTGATATGTATCAGTCACTGGCGTTTCGTTTTTGTAGTGCTGAAAGTTTTTCAATAGCCTGCTCTACTCTATTAGCTGTGCTATGCCTTAGTTCTGAACCCAGCTTTGCTCTATAGAAAGTTGAATCAGGTACGCCAGCATAAACGAAAGCTCTCTTGAGATTTACGTTTGCATCTGTAGATTTTTTAATAAGTGTGTCCATGTATGTAAGCATGAACACATCATCTGCAAACACGCAGTCATTGTCAAGCCTCCTCTGGTCTATAAAATTCTTTAGCCCACATAACTAATTGATTACGCCCACTTTTTCCTTTGCGTTTGCGTTCATCTACAATTACAAAACCTTTTTCTTTCAGTTGTTTATACCTTGCGGTGATGGTGCTGTAGCCATGATGAGGTAAAATATTTAGAACATCATCTGATATGCAACCATCATTGCCAAAAGTTTTAATTGCAGATAGAACGATGCGTTCCATTGCGGTAGCATCTAGCTGTTCTGCCGCTTCGTGACTTGTTGAGGGGTCACTCGCTCTGACCAGCTTGTATGCTGGGGTGTCAAATAAATCATTCATTGTTTCCATCCTCATAATAGTGTTCGAGTACAATCCACTCTTCCATTTCCATAGCAGTTTGCAGTGCATCTTCTTTGCTAGTTGCAAGAACTTCTGCATAGACAGTGTGCTTGATTAGCATTTCTATATTATCGCTACCGCATACCACGCAAAAGCCACCATCATCAGTGTTGTCATGGCGTAAGTCATTGTAAGAACTGTGGATTTTATTGCAGTCTTGGCAAGTGTGGTATTCTTCATAGCACTTATTCACATTCTTTGAGATACGATATATAGTCATTTAAATCCTCCACAGGGTGAGCCTCTTCCCAAGCATCAACAGCACGCTTGAGAAACTTTTCTCTGTTAAATCTGGGGTTTGTTTTAGCTAATCGGTCAGCCATTTCTACTATCTGTGACGGCCACCCCATAAGTGGGGCAACCTCATCAGCTAGATATTCAAAGTGTCTTTGTTGCATGAGTGACATTACTTACTCTCCACTATTGTTGGCTTGGTGTATGGCTGTTTGTCACTAGCATCGGTTTCAAGTACCTCGTGATAGGTATCCTCAATGCTCTTGAGGTAGTCACGAGCCATGTTTGCTTTGTGTCTGAACTCTGATTTGCTGGCATCTAAATTGCCGCACATAATAGTTAGACTACGATTGATAGATGAAAGGTGTGTGATAAATGAGTAAGACAAAGTGTTCTCCTTGTGTTGTGATTGACAGGATGGAATCTGCCACCCTCACCCACGGCAGGGGTGGCAGTTCCAGACTGAGTTATACAACTTCCCAGTTTGATTTCTTGAATACTTTGGAAAGCTGGTTCTCGCGCAACCTGCGTGTGTTAGCAGGTGAACGTGACTCGCTGGTGTGTGTAGCCCAGTAAGTACAAGCATTGTACAATGCCCATTTGTTTTTACCTAAAGACTGCGAGTCTGAGTTCCAGCATGACATGAGTTGGTCAAGCTGACGCTCGTTCCACTTGAATGTGGATGTTTTGTTTTGGATGCGGCACATTGCGTGTTTGAAGAACTGCTCTGCCATATCATCGCTAACGTGCGTACTCATCCATGCTTTGTACTGGTCTTTGGTGTTGAAGAAAGCATCAAGACCAGCTTGTATCTTGGCGGCAGAGCCTTCGATGTTGACGTTGGTAGTATGCTTTGCCCATGTGTTAGCCAGTGTATCTGAGTGTGTGCATCCGTTGAGACACCATAGGCGCAAGCCTCTGGCTTGCTGTTGAAACGCCCATGAACCGTCATAAGAATTATAGAACAGGACTTGGAAGCGTATTGTATCTCCGACCTGTGGCTCTACCACTAGGTCATTGAAGTCGATTGTGCCTCGTAGTTTTGCGCCATTGTCAAACAGTTCTACTTTGTAATCATAGTCTTTTGATATGCCAGATTGTTTGACTGCATCAAAGACTGAGTTGACTACATCGTCATGGTGTATTGCTTTGTATTTAGAACCGTGAACACCAAGCACCTCGTTGGTATCAGTGCGTACAATGCAACGTGCCATTGATGGTGGTACATTTATTGATGCAAACTTTGTGACAGTATGTAAATCAAATGTGTCTACAGGAAACGCCCAGTCGTTTACAGTTTCTAGTTCTTGGATTGTTGTCATGTCGTTCATTGTAGTTCTCCTTTCTTGAACGGTTAGCTTGCTATGCTGTCTGTTTTGCAAAAGCATAGTATAAAATGCACAACCTTTCGGCCGTACCAAATACGCATATATTTTCCTTGAGAAAATCCGTATATCTTAAAGTTGGATGGACGTTTATACTTCTTCCATACTATTAAAGTATAACCGAAAGCTGTAACATTACCTTCGCCTAGTTCTTTCCAAGGTCTAGGCCAATCATCAGGTATGTTGATGTTGAGTTTCTTTTTCTTCTTTGCCATGTGATTACTCCGCCATGCTGTGCATAATAAAGCCGATGAATGTTGCACCCATGCCAAATACAATGAGCATTATCTGCAACATAAACTCTTCGTTAGTCATTGGTGCATAGGTTTCGTCTACTGCCATTGATGCCAGTAAGACTGCTGATATGCCACCATATATAAATGTTTTAGCTACTAGTTTCATTGTGTTCTCCTGTACTGCATACTTGCAGTATATAATGTTTAGTTGCAGAGTGCAACCTTAGACTTTTTTTCTTAGCCTGTTGTTGAATTGTTGGCGGCTGGCAAATACTCAACCGTGATGTGCCGCCCCGTTGGGACGGGTGAAAAGGACAAGAAAAAAGCCCCGATGCCGAAGCATCGAGGCTCGTTGTTGGGAGGTTATGCGTATCTTTTGAGGATGTCTGCTGTCTTATCAGCTATTTGCTGTGACTTGTTATGCTCATCAGGAAACAACTGCTGTGACGCTTGTGTAAAGTATGTCACCATCTCGTCATTGAAATCTACCTGTTTCCGAAGCCATTCGATATCATTCTCGTTCTTCAACAGTGCATCATTGTCAATCATCTCACCGTTGCGAGCTTTCTCAACAAGTTCTTCTTGCATAGCAACAATCTCTGCAATCCGAAGTTCTTTCTGATTCGAATTCCAGTTAATATCTTTCACAAACTTTGAAAGATAATATTGTATTGATGATTTGTGTGTTCTGTCAGTGATTGTATGAATACGCATCATGTCCTGAACGAAGCCGTTAGTTGTGTTTTTCTTGGTAGTCATGTTAGTTCTCCTTTGTTGACGGTGAGGAACTGCCCTCACCTTATGCCCTCCACTGAAATCACCGGCCGATGGGACTGTCAAACAGCTTCACGAACGTGGCTATGCCTCGCAAAGCGAGGCTCAATCAAATAGCCATACTCGCACCGAAGAACAGACAAGAACGGAGCTAGGTATCTATCTGCGAGGATGTCTCTACCAGACGGAAGCAGTTTGATGGTCACAGCGGACTGTGATTCAGATGAGGGGGCTTGGTGAGGAAAGCAGAGCCTCTCCTCAACAAAGGAGACTGACTACCAGAAAAACGCAACTGACGGTGGAGAGAAGACATGGTGCGTGTTCGTGCAATCTCTGACCCTTGTGTTATTGTTTTGTGCGTTGACAAGGTACTCGCTGAGAGTGGATAAAGGGGGGGAACACAAGGGGGGGTTATTGAGGTTGAGACATGACAGATGTAGTGAAATTAACTGATAAACAGATGGCTCTTGTGGATACGCTTGTAGCAACAGGCTGTAGCATCAGAGAAGCGGCTCAAGAAGCTGGGTATGCCAAAGGTGAGAGTGGCAGAGTGACAGCTACAAAGACTTTGCGACTCCCTCATGTGCAGTCGTACATGATGCAGAGGGTGAGTGAGACGTTAGGATTGAACGCTACCTTCGCCGCATCTAAGCTGTTGAATCTAGCTCGTGGTGCTAAGAGTGAGTATGTTCAGCTAGAAGCGAGCAAGGACATACTGGACAGAGCAGGGTTCAAGCCAGTAGATAAATCACAGCATTTAGTTGCTGGCGAGATTAAGGTTAGTATAGACTTAAGCTGACGGGGGTGGGGTCAAAAAGTTGGCATAGTATGTCGCGAGGGATGCCTCACTCACATGATAGTTAAAAAAAGCTCGATGAACCTAAGAAATATTTTTTTAGCCAGAGGTACGTTTAATGTGTGTTTCCACTTCGCCTAGTGCGCCAGTAGCTAAGACGAGTTACAGGGATACGAGTCAAGACCCCATTGTTAGCAACTATGCGCTGAGTGACGCTCAGAAGGCTGAGAACAAGAGGCGCAAGGCGGCAAAGAAAAGTAAGTCGTTAGTATCTTTTAGCGATAACGGGAATACAGGCACTGGCGTTTCATTTAGCGGCTCTGTGCCTTCGAGCAGAGGTTTTAGCACCGAGCAAGCAACTGGTTTTGGGATGGACTTATAATGGCAACGACACCAGCATGGACTAGGAAAGCAGGGAAGAACCCTAAAGGTGGGCTTAATGCGGCTGGCAGGGCTTCGTATAAGGGTGGTACATTAAAGCCCCCAGTTAAGTCTGGTGACAATCCTCGCAGGGCATCTTTCTTAGCTCGTATGGGCAACATGAAAGGGCCAGAGCGTGACGAGAAGGGTAGACCTACTCGTTTACTGAAGTCTCTACAAGTGTGGGGTGCTTCATCTAAGGCTGATGCTAGGGCAAAGGCCAGAGCAATATCAAAGCGTAACAAAGCAAAGAAGGACAAAGCATAATGCCTAACGTAGCTGGAAAGAAATATCCATACACCCCTGCTGGCAAGAAGGCCGCAAAGAAAGCTAAAACACTTCTTAAAAAGATGAAGGGTAAGGATAATGCGTAAAGGAATTAAAAAGCCAAAGGGCAAGTCGCTCATTAAAAAAACAAGCGGTGCGGCTGACCTTTTGATGCAGTATGGTCCTATGGCTCAAGATATCGTTAAAGGTATTGGTGAATATGGCGCACCTGTTGCAGTTGGTGGTGCTACTGCTGGGTTGGCATATATTCGCAAAAGACTTAAAGATATTGATAAAAAGTTTGGGGGCAGTAAGTAATGCCTAAGTATCAATTTAGGGATGGCACACCTTATGATGGGCCGACTATTAAGACCCCAGATGGTCGCATCCTTTCTGGCTCAACCTATACAGCAGAGTCCAAACGTCTAGTGGAGATAGAAGATGGCGGTGAACGAAGCAGGGAATTACACCAAACCAGCATTGAGGAAACGCCTATTCAACAAAGTAAAGGCGGAGTCAAAGGGCGGAAGAAGCGGTCAGTGGTCAGCAAGAAAAGCGCAAAGACTAGCTCTACTTTATAAGAAAGCTGGCGGAGGTTATACATCATGAAAAAAGCACCAATTAAACCAAAAGCAAAATCACTTCTAAAGAAAACTTCTGCAAAGAACGAGGTCGATTTAGGCAATTTGAGTGACAATGATATGGTAATGGCCAGACTAATGACAAAACAAGAAATGAGAATGGTTCGTAATTATATGAAGCGTAAAGGCGGTGATTTTAGCAGTGCTGTTTTTAAGCTGGGCATTTTTGAATAAATGAAACCTCCACAGCAATCATTACGCGCTTGGACTCGCCAGAAGTGGCGCACTAAGTCAGGCAAGCCTAGCACTCAAGGCTCTAAGGCTACTGGTGAGCGTTACTTGCCAGAGGCGGCTATTAAGGCTATGTCTAGTGAAGAATACGCTAGAACAACCAAAGCAAAGAGGGCGGCTTTGCGTAAAGGCAAACAATTTAGCAAACAGCCTAAAGATATTGCTAAAAAATCAGCGAGGTACAGATAATGAAACAAGCACCTACTAAGCCAAAGAAAAAATCTTTAATTAAAGCTGGCGTTAGAATTGACAATCAATTTAGACACCTTGCTAAACCGCTTGTTGACGAACTTGCAAAGCTGGGCAAGAAATACGGAATGACTCGTAGCGATGCAATACGCGAAGTAGTCAAAGATTTACAAGATAGCACAAATAGAAAAAATACAAACTAATGAGTTTCTTGCATACCCTTAATGTACAAGAGCGTGAAATACTTCGCAGAGTGGTAAAGAAAGTCCACCTTGCCCACCATCCCAAAGAATTTTGTACAGACCGAGAAGCAGATAAGGTTATAGCCTCTATTGGCCCTGAGGTTGTAGAACGCATGATTCGGTTTGGGAAAGACAAAAAAGTTGACCAGCTTTAGTTACAAGCCAGACGGTAAAGTATTAAAAGCATTTATGAAGGACAATACCTTCTTTCGTGGCATTAGAGGGCCAGTAGGTTCTGGTAAATCTGTTGGATGTTGCGTTGAGGTGTTCCGCAGAGCCTTAGAGCAGAAACCAAACAAAGATGGTGTACGGCGTTCTCGTTGGGCGATTATTAGAAACACAAACCCCCAGCTACGAACAACAACAATCAAAACATGGCTCGACTGGTTTCCCGAAGACCAGTGGGGAAAGTTTATGTGGTCAGTGCCATATACGCATTTTATCAAACAAGGCGACCTCGAACTTGAGGTTATCTTTCTTGCGCTGGATAGACCAGAAGACGTTAAGAAACTGCTGTCGCTCGAACTTACAGGCATCTGGATTAACGAAGCCAGAGAAGTGCCTAAAAGTATTATAGATGCTTGTACAATGCGTGTGGGTCGCTTTCCCTCCATGCGCGATGGTGGGCCATCATGGTCAGGCGTTATTGCAGACACCAACGCCCCAGAAGAAGACCATTGGTGGCCCATCATGTCTGGCGAAGTTCCTATCCCAGACCATATTCCTAGAGAACAAGCAAGGATGTTGGTTAAGCCAGACAACTGGTCTTTTTATATTCAGCCAGAGGGCATGAAAGAAATATTTGAGGAAGATGGTTCTGTTAAGGATTACGAGCCTAACAAGGACGCAGAGAACTCAAAGAATATGTTAAAGACATATTATCCCAACCTTATACGGGGCAAGACTAAGAGTTGGATTGATGTGTATGTAATGAATCGTCTTGGCTCTATACAGGAAGGCAAGCCAGTGTACCCATCATTTGTTTCCGAAACACACATAGCCAAAGAAGAAATACCGATTGCTGATGGCGTTCCTGTGTATATTGGCATTGACTTTGGGCTTACCCCTGCGGCTGTGTTTGGGCAGAAGGTGCGTGGACGTTGGCTTATTCAGTCCGAGATTGTAGCCATTGACATGGGCATCGTGCGCTTTGCTGAATTACTGCGGCAAGAGATAGCTACACGTTTTGGCAATCAAGAAGTGCATATCTTTGGCGACCCTGCTGGTGACTTCCGCGCACAAACAGATGAGTCTACGCCATTCCAGATATTAAGGGGGGCTGGCCTTAGAGCCTTGCCAGCCCCATCCAATTCGGTTGACCTGCGCTTAGAAAGCGTTTCAGCGTCATTAAACAAGATGGTTGATGGCAAACCAGCGTTCTTGGTGGACAGAAGATGCCCATCACTTATCAAAGGTTTTGAAGGTGGGTATCAATATAAACGTATGGAAGTATCTGGCGAAAGATATGCTGATAAGCCAGACAAAAATATGTATTCCCACATCCATGACGCATTGCAATACCTAATGCTGGGTGCTGGTGAAGGCAGACAACTTATATCTGGACATAAACCAGTTAATGCTTTCAACGCTAGAAAAGACTTTGATGTGTTTACTCGCAAGCCAAGACAAGCCAAACGACAAGGTTTATGGGCGAGAATGTAATTTGTGCGTTGCATAGTGCGACTAAATATGATTAGGAATAGTAAAACCAAAGGAGTTTATCATGTGTGTAGGCAGAACACCTAAAGCACCACAGACAGACCCTGCTGTAGAAGCTCAACAAACAGAGCAAAGACAGCAAGAGCAAGCTGTAAAATCAGAGAGAAGGCAAACAGCTTTAGCTGAAACAGTAAGCCGTAGGCGTGGCGGCAGAGGCCGCAGGTCTTTAATTACTGGTTCAAGTGGTGGTATGGGCTTCTATAACGAGTATGTATAATGATTGTACAACCTACAGCCGATAGCGGTGTTTACGTTGCAGACAACGTAGCCTCTCAGTTTCTTAAGAAATATGAAAAGGCAAAATCTCTGCGTGAGAATTTTGTGCCATTGTTTGAGGAATGTTATGAATATGCGCTACCTCAAAGAGAATCTTTCTATGCTGAAACAATTGGACAGCGCAGAGATGATAAAATATTTGACGAGACTGCGGTTGTTGGTGTGCAGGAATTTGCTTCGCGCTTACAATCGGGACTTGTTCCGAATTTCGCTCGTTGGGCAGACTTTAATGCTGGCAGTGAAGTACCGCCAGAAGACCGCGATGCAATCAATAACGAACTGGACGAGGTTACTGATTACGTCTTTGAGGTTATACAAAATTCAAACTTTGGTCAGGAAGTACATGAATCGTTCCTAGACCTAGCGGTAGGCACTGGCGTTCTAGCTGTAAGCGAAGGTGATGCTGTAAACCCAGTAGTTTTTTCAGCAATTCCGTTGCCTCATGTTGTGCTGGATACTGGCCCTGACGACAGGATTGACCACGTTTACAGAGAGCGTCAGTGCCGCAACTCTGATATTCCTGTTATGTATCCAAAGGCGATTATAAACGACAAGTTACAAGCCAAAATAAATAACTACCCAGACGAAAGAACTAAGGTTCTTGAGGTAGTTTGCAAGGATTACACTAAGAAAAATCAAGAGGCATATTTCTTTTATGCTATTGAAACAGAAACAAAGAGCGTAGTTAAGCAAGAAAACTATAGCGGTGTAGGCTCTAATCCATTTGTTTGCTTTCGCTGGTCTAAATGTGCTGGTGAGATATATGGGCGTGGCCCATTAATCAACGCATTAAGCGCGATTAAAACAACCAACCTAACAATCGAGCTTATCTTAGAAAATGCACAGATGGCTATATCTGGCATCTATCAAATGGATGATGATGGTGTAATCAATCCAGATACCATCAATCTTGTCCCCGGAACTGTTATTCCAAAAGCCGCAGGTTCTCTAGGGTTACAGCCCGTTCAGGCGGCTGGTTCTTTTGACGTAGCTAATCTTGTGCTTTCAGATATGCGTTTGAATATTAAACGTGCATTGTACAATGATATGTTAGGCAATCCAGACAGAACACCAGCATCTGCAACAGAAGTTGCGGAAAGAATGGCTGACCTATCAAGGCGTATTGGGTCTGCTTTTGGCAGACTGCAAGCAGAGTTAGTACAGCCTGTCCTTGCAAGGGTTGTTTACATTTTGAAAAAACAAGGTAGGATTGATTTGCCAACGTTAAATGGCAGAGAGGTCAAGGTAAAGTCGGTATCGCCTTTAGCCCAAGCCCAAGCTAATCAAGATATTACATCTGTCTCACGTTGGTTAGAGTTGGTGCAAGGTGTATTTGGGCCTGAGGTAATGAATATCCTTATTAATTCTGAGGAAACTGCCGCTTTCTTGGCTAAGAAATTTGGCGTTCCTGATTTATTAATTAGGGATGTAGAAGAAAGAAAACAGCTAATCCAAATGGCACAGCAGTATGCACAGCAACAACAGATGCAACAGCAACAGCCAATGGAGCAAATGTTTGGTCAAGGGTAATGCCTATATAAGTATTGACGGTTTTCATCGAAATAAGAGTGAAGACGCAAAAATAAGCCTAAATGTTGCAAGTGTATTTCAGACAGAAGCAGGTGCGGCTGTCTTAAAATACTTGCGTTCTATAACAATCGAATCAGTGCATGGTGCGGCAGTCGGCAACGATGAGTTACGCCATGCCGAAGGCCAGCGATATATTGTTGGCCTCATTGAAACTAGAATAAGACACGCACATAAGGTGAAAGAAAATGAGTGAAGAAGCACAGGAAATAGTAACCGAAGGTGGCGACCCACAACTGCAACCAGAACCAACAGAGGTTTCTTCTGAGCGTCCTGAGTGGTTGCCTGAAAAATTTAAGTCAGCAGAGGATATGGCATCTGCATATTCTTCTCTTGAGGGAAAGCTGGGGCAAAAAGAACAAGAGTACCGTGATGCTTTCTTAAAAGAAATGGAAGCAGAAGCCTATGCTAATCGCCCTGAATCTGCTGGTGATTATCAACTGCCAGAAGGTATTGACGAAGAACTAGCGGCAGATAATGAGTTGTTAGATTGGTGGTCTAAAACTGCGTTTGAAAATGGCTACAGCCAAGAAGAGTTTAGCGAAGGTATTAATATGTACCTTAATGCTCTTAATGCAGATGTTCCAGACTATGATGCAGAAATAGGTAAGCTAGGTGATAACGCTAACGCAAGAACAGAAGCGGCTAGTTTGTTTGCCAACCAATTTTTTCCAGAGGAACAGCTACCTGCTATTGAGCGTATGTGCGAAACAGCAGAGGGCGTAATGGCTTTGGAAACTATTATGGAAGCCATGAAACAAGCTGGCCCATCCGCAGATGGCACACCGCTTGGTGCTATCAATGAGCAACAGTTACAGCAAATGATGAACGACCCACGTTATCACGACCCAGCTAGGCGCGATAAAAACTTTGTAGCGCAAGTAGAGCAGGGCTTTAAGAAGCTGTATGGTTAAAGAACTAGCGCGAGTAGGGCGACTATCTCTTATAGACGGTCGCCCTCATCATGCCGAAGAAATAGCTGACAGCCTTCGGTTTCACGATAAACGAGAGTGCATGATATGGGGATTGCCGCCTATTGAGGCGTTGACAGAGCCTTTTGCTATTCGTGGCTCTCGTATATACACCATTAAATTAGATGACAGACCTATAGCTATGTGCGGTGTTGTGCCTCTTGAAGATAATCAGGGGCGTGTATGGATGCTTGGCACTGGTGCTGTGAACAATAACTTTCGTCCATTCTTGAGGGGATGCAAAAAGGTTATTGAAATACTGCAAGGCGATTTAGATTCTATAGAAAACTTTGTTCCTGTTGACCATCACGAAACAATTATGTGGTTAAGTTGGTGTGGGTTTACCTTTGACGAGGAAACCTATGAAATGAATGGACACATAATGATGCGTTTTGTGCGTTGCAGAGAGCGACAAAATAATGTTTATTACTTAAATCAACGGCCTGTAATGCACTGAGCGACCCGAAAGGACAATCGCGTTGAGGTGATAGCACAGACAACCGCAAAAAACCTGAAACTTAACCTAATGAAAAGGACTGTAAAATGGCGAATACTATTGATACCGCTTTTATTAAACAGTTTGAATCAGAGGTACACATGGCTTATCAGCGCATGGGTTCTAAATTGCGGAACACTGTGCGTACTGTATCAAGTGTACGGGGTAACACTGTGCGTTTCCAAAAGATTGGCACAGGCTCTGCTTCAACTAAATCACGCAACGGCAACGTAGCACCTATGGAACTTGCACATACTAATGTGGAAGCAACAATGGCTGACTACTATGCCGCAGAATACATTGATAAGTTGGACGAATTGAAGACCAACATTGATGAACGTCAGGCAGTTGCTAAGTCTGCCGCCGCCGCATTGGGGCGTAAGACTGACGAAATCCTTATTACAGCTATGGATGCTGGTGCTAATGCAACGCAGATTAATAGCACTGCGGCCGCAGTTGATAAGGCTGACCTGCTTACACTGTTCGAGACATTCGGTTCTGCCGATATTCCCGAAGATGGTGGACGTTATCTTGCTATGCACCCGAAGGGTTATGCTGATTTGTTTGCAATCAACGAGTTCGCTTCAAGCGATTTTGTTGGCGAACAGAACTTGCCTTTCGCTGGCGGTATGACAATGAAAGAATTTCTTGGTTTCAAGATTTTCTCAACATCAGCCGTAACTGCTGGTAAGAACATCGCTTATCATACAACTGCTGTTGGTCTTGGCATTGGCTCAGACGTAACAACAGAGTTAAACTATGTCGCAGAAAAAGTATCGCACCTTGCCACATCAATGATGTCAATGGGTTCTGTCGTTATTGACGACAATGGCGTTTACGAAGTTCTGGACAACAACTAAGAGGAGTTAAGATTATGGCATTTTCAGCAGATGGTCTAACCCTAGTTGGCGGTTCATCAGCACAGCGTATGTGGATTTACACAAGCGCTGACCCTATTGCTGATATTAACACAGAAGATTACTTCATTGATGCAATCGGAATGATTAACAAAAATGATGTAATGTTTATTGTGTCATCAACAGGAACAACTCCTGTGGTGTCAACCGCATACTGCAACCAGAGCGATGGCACTAATATCGACATCGTTAATGGTGTTGCTGTTACAGCAACTGACTCTGACTAATAAGGGAGTGGGGGGTGTAAGCCCCCCATCACCGTATGGCAAGCACTACAGCAGATTCACCAATCGACATTTGCGCCAGAGCCTTAATACTCATAGGCGCAGACCCGATTACATCTTTTAACGATGGAACAACCGAGGCATTAGTCTCGGTCAATATGTATGAGGACGTAGCTAGAGCCGCTTTGGTAAACTCACGCTGGCGTTTTTCTACAAACCAAGCTGTATTAAATTTATTAAGTGCCGCACCTACTGGCCGCTATGACAGAGCTTATCAGCTACCCAATGATTTGTTGATGTTACACGCTGTTACAGTACAAGACTTACCAATAGAATATCAGATTTATGGCTCTAAGGTATTTGCAGATACAGACCCAAATGATGTGGTCATTGCAGATTACACTTATAGAGCAGAAGAAGAAGATTGGCCTTCTTATTTTACATTAGCTGTTGAGTATGCTTTGGCTGTTGTATTTGCAACATCTATTGCTAGAGACTCTAAACTTGCCAGTCTTATGAAGACACAAGCAACAGAAGCTATGGCAAAAGCTAGAAGCCTAGACTCACAACAGCAGACAGCTAGAAAGCTGGTTACATCGAGGTTTATTGCTGAAAGGCGTAGCTAATGCCAAGTATTAAAATACCTATTAGCAACTTTCAGTTTGGTGAAATTAGTCCATCGCTTGTTTCTAGGACTGATACTAAGGTGTATCAAAATGCCGCGAAGAAGGTAGAAAACTTCTTTCTGCGTAACGAAGGTGGTTTGCTTAGACGCTATGGCACTAGAAAAATCTATGAGTTTGATACAACTGTAGACACAAGCAAGACTCAACAGCATAGAATTATACCTTTTATTTTTTCTGATGATGAGCGTTATATTGTATCGCTTGAGCATGAAAAGATTAGGGTGTTTCAAATTAGCCCTACTACAGGGGCTGTAAGCCTCGTCAGCACCATCACTGCTGATGTTAATAGTGCTACCCTGCCAATTACTGATGATATCATTCCTGAGGTCACATACGCCCAATCAGGGGATATTATGTTTATAGCGCATCAAACCTTTATGGTGCGTAAGTTGGTGCGTACCAGCCTGACAGACTTTGAGGTGCAGACATTTGAGTTTGAAGAAAGTGCTGATGGGTACAGAATTAACCAGCCATATTACTCATTTCAGGGATTGAATGTAACGCTTGACCCATCTGCGACTAGCGGTACTGGCGTTACATTAACAACAAGCGCAAATTACTTTGACACAACTGGAACGCAATCTGGCGGTAATTATCCAGATTCTAAACACGTTGGGACTGTATTACGTTATCACGACAACGAAATAACAATTACTTCTGTGCAATCTGCAACACAAGCAACTGGTGATATTACAGACGAACTTACTGTACATTTGGATGTAGATGCTATTGAAACTACAGACAGTATTTCAGACATTGAAATTACTTTTCCTTTGCATGGTCTGGTGGTAGGCGATTCAATTACTATTGCTCATGCAGGTGGCGTAGGCGGAATAGCCGCAAATCAAATCAATGGCACAAGAACTGTACAAGAAGTACGCAATCAAAACGTAATAGTAGTCACCGCTGGTCAGAACGCTAACTCCTCCGCGATTGGCGGTGGCTCACCCAAGATAACCACACACGCACCAACTACAGAATGGGCAGAGCAATCGTACAGCGCATTGCGTGGGTATCCAGCCGCAGTAGCCTTCCATGAAAATAGATTGTGGTTTGGCGGCACGATTGCACAACCAGATGGAATATGGGCGAGTAAGTCTGCCGCATATTTTAATTTTGATACAGGCGATGCAGAAGACAATGATGCGCTAGACCTTACGGCTAGTATTGGTGAAATTAATACTGTTCGTCATATTGTATCTAATCGTGACTTGCAGATATTTACCAGTACATCTGAGTTGTATATTCCAGCATTTACTGAAAAACCTATTACCCCAACCAATGCACAGATTAAAAGACAAACGCCTTACGGGTCTAGTTTTGTTAGGCCGCAATCATTAGACGGTGCTACTTTGTTTGTACAAAAGACAGGCTCTGTTCTTAGAGAATATATCTACTCTGATGCAGAGGCCGCTTATGTAACGACTGCTGTATCTGGTTTATCAAGCCATTTGATTAATGAACCAGTGCAAATGACTATACTGCGAGGGGCTATCAATCGCCCAGAATCTTATGCGTTCCTCCTAAACAATGATGGTACTCTCGCAGTATTCACTTCTAACAGAGGCGAACAACGAGCAGGTTGGTCGCAATGGACTACTAATGGAAAGTTCCATTCACTTTGTACAGTAGATGACAGAGTGTTTGTTATTGGTCAATATGACTTAGGGGCTGGTACTGACAAGTTTGTATTGATGGAGTTTGACTCTAATTTGAACTTGGACTTTTCAGATGACTTTACTGGAACTGCTGGCGTTTTTAATGTATCTAGTCACTTTGCTGACGGAGCAGTTGTGGATGTGGTTAATGGGACTGACTACTTAGGACAGTTTACAGTAGCTAGTGGCAACGTAGATGTGTCTGCTGTGCAGTCTATTACCACTGCTGAAATTGGATATAAGTTTGATGTAGAAGCAGAAACATTGCCACTTGATGCCACTGTTTCTAATGGCCCTTTAACTGGTGAGCCTCGCTCAATTAATAGAGTGACACTTGATTTGTTGTCTACTCTATCAGTATCTGTTAATTCAAAACCATTAATTATACGCACTGTAACAAGTAACTTTGCTCTAGGCAGAACGCCAGTAACAGGCAAGCAAGAGTTTAGATTGCTTGGTTACAGCAAAGACCCAACAATTACAATAACTCAAACAGCACCGTTACCATTGCAAATTAACGGAATTATTGCGGAGGTATCTTTTTAATGTGGCAATTCGTAGCTTTAGCAGGGGCGGCCTTTAGTGCTTATGGTCAAACGCAAGCTGGTAAGGCGGCCGCACAACAAGGTCGCTTACAGCAAGCAATGTATGAGCAAGAGCGTAGGCAGAATGAGATTGAAACAATGCAACGCCATAATGACAGGATGGCGGCATACGATTCAGCAAGAGCAAGCAACTTAGCTTGGTTTGCCTTCTCTGGACGCGACCCAAGTGACAGGTCAGTAAAAGCATTTCTAAATAAACAGCGTGAAGTAGCTTACACAGACGTAGCACGTTCAGATGCACAGGGTTTTGTTGAGGGGCAACAGTTGGCTTTTCAAGGACGTATGGCTAAGTTTGAAGGCGAAACTAGAAGAAAAGGCTACCAAATACAAGCAATCACAACTTTAGCTTCTGGTTTGCATGACTATGGCTCAGTAAAGACAACGTAAAGAGTATTCAATTATGGCCGTAATTAGAGAGAAGATTCAATTTAGAAATCAAAAGATTGGTGTTACTAGAGTTAGCACTGGTCAAGAACAGCTATGGAATACTGTCTCTCAAGCCGCAGACACACTTACTGCAAGAGCATTTCAAAGCGCAGAAATTCAAGCCAGAAAAGCTGGTAAAGAAGTCGCTGAGAATATGAGCGACAAGCGTTTACGCACCATTGACCCAGCAACAGGACAGCCTATAGCGTACCAAGCACCTGCTGGTTTTGGTACAGTAGCGCAAGCCGCTTTTGAAGAAACACTTGACCGCAGATATATACGCTCGATTGAACAAGAGATACGCGACAAGGCAAACGAAACATACCTTAAATATGTAAACGACCCACAAGGCCCAGAAAAATACGCAGTCGATATGGAAGACTACGTTGGGCAAATGACTAAGAACGCTAACTCACGCTTTCAGAATATGGTGCGTGATACTGGTGCGGCATACATTGCAAGCACCAAATTAAATCTTTTGACCAAAAGGCAACAAACTATAGTAGAGCAAGAGCAAGGTGCTTTAACTAGAGACAATCAATTTGTTGTTGAAACCATTCAATCAATAGCCAAAGGTGCTGGCTCTGATTTAATGGATGCAAACTCAATACCAAGAAAACATATACAGGCTGTTATTGATGAACAAATCAATGCCCTCAATACGGCTGTAGATGCTAACATTTTTACAGATGAACAAAGACGCTCAAGAATAAGAGATATACAGGCGGCACTTCCAATTAGCATCTTACAAAGCGTGGTAAATGCTGACGCTTCTTTTGAGATTGCATCAGAAGACGAATCTCAGGATAGCAAAAACATTGCTATGAATGTTGATGTTGCATCTGATATAGAAAGTTCTTTATCTGCTGGTAGAGTTCTTAGTGATGTACCAGAGTCTTTACGTCCTTATGTTCAAGAAATTTTAGACTCAGATTCTTACAAAGAAAACCCTGACCCTATTATTAGAAAAGCAACTGAGTTAAGGGTTGACTTGGCGAATGATGTAGAAACAACCAGAAAAAAAACTCAGCTAGAATTATCTGTTGATGGAATCAACAAAGGCCACGCAAAAACTAATACAGATAAAGTAAATAGAAATGCGGCTGATGTAGTTGTTGCTAATGATGTTCCAAGTTTAAGAGGATTAGAAAATCCAGACATGACTGGTTTTATGATGTCTGAGCAATCTTTAACAAAAGATAACAAAACCCATCCAACCGTTTTGAAATTAGTTCAAAAAGACGGGCTTATACCACAAAGTTTATTAGATGGTTTTACAAAAGCATTTAACTTAGATGCTATGAAAGATGAGCAACTAAAAGTAATGGTGCAACATTGGGAAAATCTTTCTTCTATAAATGTAAACGGTAAGAACAAAAACGCATTGCTTGTTCAAGGCGGCATAACACAAGAACAAAATGCTTTTTTTCAAACCATATCATATCTAACAAAAACAAGAGGCCCACAAGGTATTGTTGATTTTGCTATTAGCCTAAAAGAAAACAGAGATGACCCTGATAGAAATAACGCAAATCTTCGGCGTGTTTTTGGCTCAATAAACGAAAAAGAAACTGACGGTAATAAGTTAGTTGATGAATATCTTATGACTAAGTTTCCTAATGATTACAATATGAGGGCAATAGCCAAGCCTCTTGTGCAGTATTTAGCTAGTAGCAGAGTTTCATTTGATGAAATTAACGACCAAGTAAACTCATCATTTGAAGTAAATTATCTTGAAACAGATGGTCTTGTTATTGATAGGCATAATCCTGACCAAGACCGCTCTATGTTTGCGCTGTCTAAAATATTAGATGAAAAAGAACAAAGAATATTTATGCGTGTTGTTAATCAACAGCTTAAAGAACACTTTGGCGAAGGTAAGTATTTGTTTTCAAAAGAAGACAAGCCTGATTATGTAAAAGCGCAAATGGTTAAGTTAGTGCCTATTACACAGAACTCATTTGAACCCGACCAAATACCTGTAACCCTTAATCTAAAAGACGGGACAACAAGGGACACAGTTATTGAAAGTTATAGATACATGGTTGCTGTTGTAAAAGAAGACGGTACATTGGACTTCTTGCATGACAAAGAAAAAGGCCCATTAATTGTAAGCACACACGATGCAAAAGATGAGGTTGTTTTGAGCAGACAAATGGCACTGCAAACTCAAGTAACTGAGTCAAAAGAAAAAGCGGCTAACATTACTGCGGCAGAAGAATCTCGTGCGTTTTATGAGGATGCTTTTTAATGGCAATTAATCCGTGGCAAACAACTGCTGGCTCATACATTCCTTCAAATGTTTTTGCTCGTCAAGGCGTTGAACAAGAGCGTCCTGTTGAGTTTTGGCGTGATACTGTGCCAGCCACATTGGGTTATCAATACGCACCTATCTTTGATGCAATAGGCAACCAACTTAAATACGGCTCAGAACGTCAAGAAGGTTACAATCCTTTAGATAACATTAAAGGATATGAAGAGTATCAGCACGTTTTAATGGATGCGTTAAATCCAGAACACATGGCCGACCTTAAGATGCAAATTAAAGAAGGCCAAAAACGCAGACAAGTTATGGCTGATTCTGGCTTTTGGTGGGGTATGGGTGCTGGTATCTTTGACCCTATTAATCTTGTGGCACTTCCTTTTGGTGGTGCGGCCGCTACTGCTGGGCGACAGTTTATGCGTAGTGGTGCTGGTGTTGGTTTAACGCAAGCAGGGCTAGAAGTTGCTCGTGCGCCATTTGACCCTCTAGCAACCAAAGGCGAAGTGGCTATGAACATTGGCTCTGCCTTTGTTATTGGCGGCACTATTGGCAGTTTGGTTTCTATACCAGCTAGGCGCAGGTCTTCTGTAATAACCAAAACACAGAACGAAGTAGATGAGTTTACCAGAGCATTAGGTGATGCAACAGCAGAAGATGTAGCCCTGCTCAATCAAAGAGGGGCAAGAACTCTAGGTTCAAAGTCAGCAGAAGAACTTGACTCATTACGCACATCATTGCCCAAGACTATAGAAGGTTTGCAAAGAGGGTTAGAGCAAGCTGACAAAGATATTGCGTTAAAGAAAATAACCACAGAAGAGTTTCTAAATAAAAAGAACGCACTAGAGATAAGCCTCAATGATGCAGAGATAGAATTAAAGAATGTTCGCATTGAGCAGGGCTTACGCAGAGCAGAAGATATCAACTCTGGCAAAAAAGATGTTGGTTTTTGGGATATGGTCGATAACCAATATACCGATTCTTGGCTCTATAAAGGCGTTACAACGCCCTTCAAGCGTGTCATACAGGGTAAAGTACCTCAATCAGTAAAAGCCACTATGGTTAAGCTGGCTGGCGATGCTGGCACATTGTTTAAGATGAATGAGTTTGGTATCGCTACACCTAAGTCTGTGTATCAATATGCACAAACAGCTAACGGTGAATGGCTTCAAGTTTATAGCAAGATGCTTGAAAAGTATGGTGAGCATACAAAGAAAGGCTACAATGTAAAAGGCGATGTAAATCTTTCTAATATTGATGGTTCATTTACTCGTTTCTTAGCGGAAACTAATCGTAAGTATGTAAACAATATAGCTGGCGATAGTAACGCTGAGTCAGAAGCAATTAAGTTACTGCAAGATTTTTATAAAAACTGGGAAGACAAACTAAAAGAAGTGGGTCTGCTTGGTGATGTAAAGAAAATACAGTCTAAGATTATCGAAAGAGAACGTCAGCTAGAAAAGTTAGACTTAGATATTACGTCAAGAGAACTAGCTTCTGATAGGTCAAAGCAAGGCTTGTCAACAAAAGAACAAGATAGATTAAATCAACTCCGCACAAGAAAAGCTAGAATAGAAGCGGCTATCATTGATGATGAAATGGCAATAGCTGTTGCAAAAGAACAAGCTGGCTTGCCAACAAACGAAGAATTTATGTTCCCTAGATACTGGAATAGAGATGCTATACGAGAACGCAGAGAAGAGTTTGCTCGTATCTTGTATGATTGGTACGAAAAAAATCCAACTGTATATGAGCAGAACCCATTAGCTTTTGAAGGTAGGCAGATTCGCAACATATCTGAACTATCAGACACAGAAATAGCGGCTCGTTACGGCAATCAATTTAATGTAAAACAAATTGTAACTAGCACCGAAGAGGTATTAGACGCTCAAGGTGGCTCACCCATTTTGGGCAAGCACGTTTATTTTGATAATGACAAAGGCATTGTTTATATAAACAAGCAGAGAGCCTTCAAAAGATACGAGCAAATTAAGAAGGATGCGGCTGACCCTGTAGCCGCAAGACAGCGTTTAGCACAGCTAGACCCTGCTACAGTACAATGGCATCACCTTAAATTTATGCTGGATAACTCAGAAAAGTTTAAGACCTTTAATGATTTCCAAGACTTTGTAATTGCTCACGAATTGCATCATGGCAAGATAAAGCAAAAGTACAAAGAAGATATTGTGTCTTTGGAAATGCGTGTAAACAAAGCGGCAATGGATTTCTTAGATAGAGAGTTGCCAGACATTCGTAGTCGTCAGCCAGCCGTAGTTAAAAGAGATTTATCTACAGACCCAGAGGCAATTCAAAAGCGTGTTGACGAAACAATAGACGAAATTATTGGTTTGTCTGACCCAGCAAATGATATGAACGCATATTATGGTGCTGGTAAATCTAAGCACTTTAGACACAGAAAGTTAGATATACCTAATGCTTTGGTCTATGAGTTTATTCAGAACGACCCTCTTGCTGTAATGAAGGCATACACACAAAGAGTTGCGCCACAGTATGAGTTTGCCAAGATGTTTGGTGGCAAAAGCATTGATGATGTTCTTGATGATATTGATGATGATATGCTGGCGGCTGGCAACTCAATGAACGAGATAAACGCTGTAAGGCGTGATTTCTTGCATCTGCACGACAGAATTGTAGGGACTGTTCTTAGAGAGCCAGACGCATTAGACCAAAGAGCCGCAACAGTATTAAGAGACTTAGCACAACTTAATTACTTAGGTTCTGCTGGTTTTTCTACGCTACCAGACTTTGCCAAAATTATGATGGAACATGAACTAAAAGACGTGTTCAAAGCATTGTTCTCTACAATATCAGATAGCCGTGTTCGTATGTCTTCGTTTGAGGGTAAATTAGCTGGGGAAATACTTGAGGTTATATCTGGCGAATCTCACATGAGACTTGTGGATGATGTTACTAACAATCCATTTGCAGAAGGAACATACCAGAAATACATGGGTAAAATTAAGTGGGGCTTTTATCAAGCTAACTTACTAGCCCCAATGACTAACATTATGAAAAAGATGGATGCTATTGTTCGTGGCCATTCTTTAATTCAAATGTCTGTTCGTGTAGCTGGTGGCGGCAAGAAGCCTACTAAATTTGAAGTTGAGTATCTTGCTCGTTATGGCATAGATAAAGCAAAAGCCAAACAAATCAAACAGTTAGTTGATGATGGGATTATCGAGCAAACTGATAATGGTTTGTATTTGCCTAACACAGATAAGTGGCCTACTGATGCTCAAGCATTGCGTAAAGAGTTTCGTTCATCAATGAACAGTGGGATTATGAATACAATCCTTATGGGTACGCCAGCAGATAAACCAATTATTAATGATGGCGTTGCCTATGTGCCTTATCGTATTGCTAGAAACTTTGGCATGAAAGAAGACCCCAAGTTTCGTGGGTATTCTCGCATTGAGAATGGATTGCTTGGTTTGCCATTCCAGTTCTACTCATACACATTGGCGGCAGTAAACAAGATTACAGCATCTTATGCTACTGGTCAGGCAAGAAATCGTGCCGTTGCATTAGCGGCATCTATGGGCTTGGCTTATATGGGTCTTGAGTTAAAGAACCCAGATTTTGTGATGGATGAAATGGCTATTGAAGACAAGATAGCTAGGTCATTTGATATGTCTGGTATGGCGGCATTGTACTCAGACATTACTTACACAGCTATGCACACATCTCTTGCTCTTGGTGGGCCTGATATATCTATGGGCTTGTTGCAACCTAAGTTTCCCCAGAAAGAAAACTATGCTGATGCGGCTGTAGGCGTACTTGGTGCTGGCCCTAGTATTGGCTTAGATATTGGCAGGGGTGTTAGTGACTTGGTTACTGGTAATTATGGCGAGGGTGCTAAACAAATTATGCGTTCAATGCCATTAGCAAGATTGTGGTTATGGAAAGACTACATGAATGAGGCAAGTAATGCCTTTACAGCAAAGCGGTTCTAATTGTGCGTTGATGGTTTTTTAATTACAAGGTAAGGTTTCGCCATGACTATTAATATTGCAGACAACACCCCAAGAGTAAGCTATAGCGTAGCGCAAGGCGTTACGCAAACTAGCTTTACAGTTACGTTTGAGTTCTTCGATGACGAAGACCTTAACGTATATGTTGATGGCACACTCAAAACTCTTACCACAGATTACACTGTTACTGGTGGAAGCGGTTCTACTGGTTCTGTTTCTATATCTGTTACTGGCGCAACAGGCGGCTCTACAGTAGTTATTACTCGCTCAATAGCATTAGAACGCACAACTGATTTCCCTGCTTCTGGGGCGTTTCAGATAGATTCGCTCAACACGGAATTAGATAGATTCACAGCAATCTCAGCAGACTTAGAAGATGAGATTAGTCGCTCTCTGCGACTAACAGATTATGATGTAGCGGTATCATTGGTTTTGCCAGATGTTAATACTAGAAAAGGTACTGTACTAGCATTTGATTCAAGCACAGGCGCGGTAGTAGCTGGCCCAACTACAAGCGGTGTAAACACACTGGCAAGTATAGCGGCTGATGTGGCAACGCTGGCAGACATTGAAGACGGCACTGTAGCTACAGACGCGATTAGTGACACAGCCGCTATTGCTTCTGATGTAACTGCTGTTGCTGGTATATCAAGCAACGTGACTACTGTTGCTGGAATATCAGCAGATGTTACTACTGTTGCCGCAGATGGTGCTGATATTGGAACTGTT